CTGGAACGCCAAGACGAAGGCGTGGAAGGTGCCGAAGACATCGGCGATGGAGGTGATCGGGTTCGCTGAGTCGTTCAGGATGACGGTCCCCGACGATCTCCGGGAGTACGCGGCGAAACGCAAGCTGGAGAGCAAGACCATGACCGAGGCGTCGAGGGCCGAGTCCGCCGACATCAAGGTGGACGGCATCAAGGGCGACCTGCTCCCGTACCAGCTGGCGGGCGTCAGCTACGCCTTCAACGCGCGGCGCTGCTTCATCGCCGACGACATGGGCCTCGGCAAGACCCTCCAGGCGATAGCGACGCTGGAGTACGCCGAGCAGAACGGGTCGTCCCCCTTCCCCGCCGTGGTCGTCTGCCCGCCGAACCTCGTCCTCAACTGGAAGGCGGAGTACGGCAAGTGGGCGCCACACAGGTCGGTCTCGGTGGTGACCGACAGGAAGAACCTGCCCGACGACCAGCACGACGTGCTCATCGTGGGGTACTCGAACATCCACCACTGGGTGAAGTTCCTGAACGACTACAAGAGCCTCGTGTGCGACGAGTCGCACTACCTCAAGACCAAGGATGCGCAGAGGACGAAGGCCGCGACGAAGATCGCCAAGCGAATCGGCTCTGGCATCGTGCTCTGCCTCACCGGCACGCCCGTCACCAACAGGCCGATGGAGTACGCCAGCCAGCTCGGCATCATCGGGCGGCTCGACGAGTTCGGCGGCGAGTGGGGCTTCTACCGCCGGTACTGCGCGGCTTTCAAGGACAAGTTCGGCCACTGGATCCTCAGCGGCGCGTCCAACCTCGACGAGCTCAACGACAGGCTCCGCGCGTCCTGCTACATCCGCAGGACCAAGGACCAGGTGCTCACCGAGCTGCCCGACGTCGTGCACGACATGTACCACGTGGGCATGTCGGAGAAGCACGCGAAGGAGTACGTCAAGGCCGAGGACGACATCGTGGAGTACCTCGTCGAGCGGGCGAAGGACATAGCGAGGGAGCTCGGCAAGTCCCCGAAGTCCGCCGCCGTCGCGGCGCGGATGAAGACCGAGTCGCACCTGCACCTAGTGAAGATCTCCGTTCTCCGCAGGCTCGCGGCCAAGGCGAAGATGGAGGCGATCAAGGAGTGGGTCCAGGCGAACATTGACGCGGGCGAGAAGGTCGTGATCGCGGCCCACCACAGGGACATCGTCGACGAGCTGGCCCTCCAGTTCGGCGGCCTGAAGATCCAGGGGGGCATGAAGGTGGAGGAGGTTGAGGCAGTCAAGAAGAAGTTCCAGACCCTCCCCGTGGAGGAGGCCCCCGTGATCGTCCTGTCCATCCAGGCGGCAAAGACGGGCCACACGCTCACCGCCGCCCAGAAGGTTCTTTTCGTGGAGCTCCCGTGGACGCCGGCAGACGTGGACCAGCTTTACTCCCGCTGCCACAGGATCGGACAGAAGGGTTCCGTGATGGTCACCTACTCGATCGCCGACGGAACCGTGGACGAGAAAATCTACGGACTCATTGAATCAAAGCGGGAGGTCGTCAATGCGGCCGTGGACGGAACCGACGACGAGTCGGAGAAGGACGGTGTGGAGCAGCTGATGCTGTCGCTCCTCGAGAGGGGGCTCAGGAAGGAATGAGCGGTATCCGGGTCCGGGGAGCAAGTGGCGCGCAATAGACAATGCGCTATAATGAAAAAGCAATCTCAAGGGGCTGACAGGTTTCGACGATCGGTCTGTCCGTAGAGGGTGCGACCCGAGTTGCTCGGACTCGTTAAACAGGGCGAAAAAACAACTGCCAACAAGCAGTTCGCTCTCGCCGCCTAATCAAGCGGCAGGAGAGCAACCGTGAGCCGCAAGGCCGCACGGGGCCGATCCACCGCAGCCTGGCAACAGAAGCGGGGATGACTACGGGAAAGGCCGTTGACCTCGGGGAACGAAAGCCCGGCGACCTCTCGGAAAGACGAGACGCAGCCTGGGCGACCAGGCAGCCGACCCGTCGGCAACGGAGCGACAACGTCAAAACGGGGATGGTCGTAGCAATCTCTCCGGTATCCGCTCGGACGGGGGTTCGATTCCCCCCAGCTCCACTCTGGCGCCGTCAGGCGCCTTCGGGCGGACCCGCCGAGACGGCGCCCGCGCCGCCCGTCAAAACTTCGGCGCCCGTCTCGGTCACCAGCACCGTGTGCTCGAACTGCGCGGTTCGCTTTCCGTCGGCGGTCACCGCCGTCCAGTCGTCGTCCCACATCTTGTGCTGCCATGTGCCGAGGGTGATCATCGGTTCGATCGTGAAGGTCATGCCGGGTCGCATCCGCAGGTGGCTGGAGAAGTCGAAGACATGCGGCACCTGGATGTCGGTGTGGAACTGCTCGCCGATGCCGTGGCCCACGAACGCGCGCACCACGCCGAGCTTGCTCGCCCTCGCGTGCTTCTCGATCGCCCAACCGATGTCGCTCAGCGGTCGCCCCGGCCGCACCGCCCCGATGCCGCGCCAGGTGCACTCCTCGGTTACGCGGACCAGATCGCGGCTCTCGTCGTCTATTCGCCCCACGGCGAACGTGGCGCTCGTGTCGCCGTGCACCCCGCCGACGAAGCACGTCACGTCGATGTTCACGATGTCGCCCTCCAGGAGCTCGCGCGAGTCGGGTATGCCGTGGCATATCACCTCGTTGACCGACGTGCAGACGCTCTTCGGGAAGCCCCTGTAGTTCAGGGGGCTGGGGTACGCGTTGCGCTCGATGCACAACTCGTGCACGAGCTCGTCGATCTCGTCCGTCGTCACGCCGGGCTTCACCGCTTGTCCGGCCAGGCGCAAGACGTCCCTGGCCACGGCGCCCGCGTGCCTCATGCGGGTGATCACCTCAGGTGACTTGACCGCGGGCTCAATCCATGCTCTGACCTCGCCCGAGTCGGCGTAGGTTGGGCGGGCGACCGTGCTCGGCACGACGCGCCGCTGGGTCACGACGAAACGCGCTTGCCGTCTCTCGGGGGTATCTCGCCGTCCATCAGGTGCGCGAGGATGAACTTGATGTGGGCGTTGCCGTCCTCGTCAACAGCCGTCACCTCGGCTTGGGTCAGGTCCATCAACCCCCGGGCGATGTCGCCGCAGCGGTCAAACCACTCCGACTGATCCCCCTCGGGCTGCTCAGGGTCAAAGGACATCTCAAACATCGCGTCCTGCAACTGGTCGATCACGTACAGCCGTGCCTTTTCGGGCGTCATTGGTCCTGCGGTCATGCCATTCAGGCTACCACGGACAAGCTCTTGACGGCAACCGGCCGCCGTGGTATGCTGCGAGTGGCGAATATAACCGACACGAGGAGGATACTGACATGTCACTAGCGCCTGTAACAATCACTGGAAATCTCACTGCCGATCCGGAGGTGAGATACTTCGACTCGGGAACATCAAAGATTCAGTTCTCGGTCGCAGTCAACAACTACTGGACCGACGCCAAGGGCGAGAAGCAAGAGAAGACTTCGTTCTTCAACGTCGTCGCCTGGAGGAACCTTGCCGAAGACGCATCCAGCGTGCTCTCCAAGGGGCTGCGGGTGACGGTGACCGGCCGTCTCGAGCAAGAAAGCTGGGACGACAAGGAGACCGGCAAGAAGCGCTCGACGGTACACGTCTTGGCCGACGAGATCGGTGTTTCGGTCCGCTCGATCGAGAAGTTCGACCGCAAGCAGCGCCCGCAGGGCGAGGGCAACGGCAGGGACCAAAGCCGCGGCAACTCCCGTGGTGGCGCCGCGCCGCAGTCCAAGCAGCCAGCGCGGGTTGGCGGCGGGAATCCGAATGCTTTTGACGGAGAAGAGCCCTTCTGACCCTGACTTTCGGCAGTCTTTTCGCCGGCGTCGGCGGCTTCGATCTCGGATTTGAAGCCGCCGGTTGGCGATGCCGATGGCAGGCCGAGTGGGACGAGCAGTGCCAGCGAATCCTGCGCAAGCACTGGCCCGACGTCCCGAAGCATTACGATGTAAAAGACGTCGATGGAAGGCTGCTGGAACCGGTGGACGCGATCAACTTCGGTTCCCCGTGCCAGGATCTTTCCGTCGCCGGCAAGAGAGCAGGTTTAACGGGTTCCCGTTCTAATTTGTTTCATGAGGCAATGCGGATTATCAGGGAGATGCGCGATGCAACAAACGGAACTTTTCCAAGACTGGCAATATGGGAGAACGTCCCAGGGGCCCTCAACTCCAACAAGGGAGCTGACTTCGGAGTCGTCCTCGACGAAATGGCTCTCGCAGGGGCTGTGGCTGTCGAGTGGGCAGTCTTGGATGCGCAGTACTTCGGAATCCCCCAACGACGAAGGCGCGTCTTCGTGTGTGCTCTCTTCGATACTGGCGCCGCAGAGCGAAGTACCTTTCCGGTATTACCTGTCCGCGAGGGCGTGCGCAGGAATTCTAAGAAGGGCAATAAGAAGAAACAAGATTTTGCCTCCCCGCTTGAAGGCGGCGTTGCAGGCGGTGGTGGACAAGAACCCGGATTGGGACAAGGACAACTCGAGTTCGGATTGAGCGAGAAAGATCAGTCATCCACGTTCAGGATGCGCGGTTTCGGGGACTACGTCGACGACGATACGGCTTCGGCTATCAAGGCACGCGATCACAAGGATGCGACGGACCTCGTCATTTCGGATCCCAAGCCTTTCACCGCGACTAGCTTCGCCAAGTACGTGGAGGGCGTGGGCACTCTTCGCGCCGCGGGCGGCGATCTCGGCGGAGGTAGCGAAACGCTGTTGGCCTACGACGACTCGGACACCATGGTTTTCCATCCGCATCGCCAGGACGGCGTCAGGATGCAGGGCGACACGATCAACACGCTGACAGCCTTCATGGGCACCGGGGGCCTGAACACGCCGATGGTCGCACAGGCGATCGGCTTCTCGCACACGCAGTGCCTCGATGCCCAGCCGTCCGAAGTCGCCTTCCCGACGCTGAGGACCGGAGGTGCGGGCCACGCCGTCGCCCACGCCGACATGAACGACGGACTGGCCATGACTCTCAGATCTGGCGGGGACGGAGGAGTGCCTTCGTCCCGCGGGGAAAACCTAGTCATTGAGCCGGACCCGCCGATCGCCTACGACGAGTACAACGACAGCCTGGTCAGCGGCGATGTGCACCATTCCCTTCGGGCGGGGACCAAGCAGTCGAACGGGGTAATACAGAACATGGTCGTGAGGAGGCTGATGCCATCCGAGTGCGAGGCCCTGATGGGCTGGCCGAAGGACCACACGAGATGGACCGACGACGGCAAGGAACTTAGCGACACCCACCGCTACAAGCAATGCGGGAATGGGGTGGCGGCCCCGGTGGCCGAGTGGATAGCGCGGAAGTACGCGGTCGTCCTTGGATAGGTTCAGTCCGTCCCCCCCGACGTCGTGGAACGACTCTGCGGCCAACGCCCTGCTGATGTTCCTGCCGGGCGGTCACGGCCAGTACGTCTGCGAGCCCTTTCCCCTCTCGCACTACTTCCCGATGCTGAGGCACGACTCCGATCTGGTCGGCAGGCTCGGCAGGCTGAGGGCATCGGTGGACCGACTGATCGAAGTTCAGTTCGGGGATGACGGAAACACGAGGGCATCGGGTGTGTCGTCCGACGAGATCGTCCAGTGCTGGCGTCAGATCGGGTTCTACGGCAGGGAATTCGGAGTCATGGCATGCCCGGGATCGCCCCTCGACTTTGGGAGCGTCGCCGAGGAGGTCCACCGGACGCTCGTGCGAAAGCAGACGGACTACGGCCACGAGAACATCCGCAGGTTCGGGAGAATCGGATTGATAGTCCGCATCCAGGACAAGGTGGCGAGACTTGAGAACCTTGTCGCGAAGGGGGCGACCGACGGCCCGCGCAACGAGTCAATCTTCGACAACGTCGTTGACGTGATGGGCTACTCGGCCATAGGCCTGATGTGGGAGGCAAACACCTTCCTGTTGCCCCTGAAGGGCGATGCTCAGCTCGAGGTCTTGCCGCTGTAGATGTCGTAGACGGTGGCGATCCCCAAGGTGTTTCGCCAGTCGAACTTGGGGATTTCGGGCAGGGGCTTCTCGTTTTTTTCCCGCGGATTGGACAACCGTACTACGAGCGCCTCTAGCTCCGAGATCCTGCGCTCCAATTCTTCGAACCTCTCGTCAATTTCGATTCGGTCGCCGTTTTTCATTTGTTCTTGAACTCCGCCCAAGTCTTGTCGCCCACGCCGTAGTACTCCCGCGCTAATCCCGACGCGATGATGTCATTGTTGAGGCACGCCGTCACGGGATCGTCGATCTTGTCGGACGAATATATTTTCGCGAGGACTCTCCCGTACTTGTCGTTTTTGTCCGGGATGGTGTTGACGAAAACCCAGTCATGATTGGTCAGCCAGTCCAAAGTAAACGACTTCGCCTTCAATCCGAGCTCTTTTTCCTTAAGGTCTTTTGTCCGCGACTCTGGTGTGTTGACGCCGAACAAGCGAACGCGGATCTTATGGTGGATATTGAAACCAAGGTCGATCATCAGGTCCAGGGTGTCGCCATCCACGACTTTGAGCACCTTGGCTCCGTACCAGAACCTTTGCATCACGCGTCTCGGCGTTGGGGGGAATTGTCAGGACGAAAAGGCATGTTTTGATACCTTGGTCGCTCGCGGCCACGATCGGGCCTGCGGGGCGGATTCGGAGACCTGTCGGCCGGATATCGCGGTCTCCTTGGTGGGGCCGATGGGCCTCGTTCAAATCCTCGTCCACCCCTGCCGCCATCGGGCCTGCGGGGCGGATTTGGAGACCTGTCGGCTGGTCTTGGGTTGCGTGTCGCCGGCGAAGGTCCCTCGGGTCGTTGACCAGGTGGGTACTTCTTCGGCGGGTTCGGGTAGCGGTCGGCCGGGGTCCTGCCGCGATCAGCGTCGGGCGGGTTCGGATACCTGTCGGCGGGGGTCCTGCTCCTGTCCGAGGACGGGTTCGGGTACCTGTCGGCTGGCGTCCTGCCCCTGTCGGGTGAAGAACTGGGGTACCTGTCGGCCGGCTTCGGATTACGGGTAGCGGCTGAAGGTCCCTCGGGCGTCTGGCCCGGCGGGTACTTCTTCGGCGGGTTCGGGTAGCGGTCGGCGGGCGTCCTGCCGCGATCAGCGTCTGGCGGATTGGGATACCTGTCGGCCGGCGTCCTGCTCCTGTCGGAGGACGGATTGGGATAGCGATCGGCGGGGGTCCTGCTCCTGTCGGATGAAGGGCTGGGGTAACGATCGGCCGGCTTCGGGTTGCGTGTCGCCGGGGAAGGTCCCTCGGGCGTCTGACCCGGCGGGTATTTCTTCGGCGGGTTCGGGTAGCGGTCGGCCGGCTTCCTTCCCCTGTCCGCGTTCGGCGGGTCGGGGTATCGGTCCGCTGGTTTCCTGCTCCTGTCGGAGGACGGGTTCGGGTACCTGTCGGCTGGCTTCGGGTTGGTGGTCGCCGGGGAAGTGACCCTCCCTCTCTCGATCTGGTTCTCCGCCTCGAGTCCTGCCATATACGTCATTTTGTCGTACGCAGCGCGTGCCTTCGCGCGGGCGTCCCTCTCCCTCTGCGAGCGATCCTGCACCCTTGCGTTGCGCTTGATGCCCTGTCTCTTCAGTTCCGAGCGCACGAACTTCCTGCGATCCATTTCGTACTTGTTGTTGCTCTGCCTCTTGTAGGGGGCGCGCTGTTCCCGGTCGGTCCCCTCGAAAATTATTCCGTCCATGTCGTGGTCGATTCCTTCGCGAGGCGATCCCGATGCGCCGGGGGCGCTCGAGGCCGAGCCGATCGTGGCGCCGAGAGCCTTGACCGACGGGCGGACGGTGACTGACTTCGTCTCGGTGATCGGACCGCCGGTCACCCACGCCCTGCAGGTCCTCTCCGAGGCGCACTTGAAGTCGAACGCCTCGCAGTAACCGAGCCCGCCAGCCGCGTCTATCGAGTCCCACTCGTCCTTGCGACCCAAACCGGTGACGCCCTTCTGGATGCAGGATTTCATTTCCGGCGTGACGATGAACATCGCGCAGTTCCCGCACTTCTGCGATCGCGCTTGGTCAGGGGCGACATCCCACTCCGCCGCCAACTTCTTGTAGAAGGAGGCGTTGGGTTCCTGCGGGTTCAAGGGGCCGTACATCGCAGTCTTTATCGCCTTGGACCTGTTCTTCAGGTTGGTCGCGATGTCCTTCGTGGCCTTCGGGCACTCCCCCGAGGTCGCCGGTTCCTCCTTGAGCTTCATCCTGCGCTTCTCGACGCCCGTCCGCACGATGGGCATCTGACCGGCGGGGTCGTAGACGCCCTTGACCACACCGTCGGGGATGACGGCGAATCTGCACTTGCCCCCGTCCTCGACCTTCTGGGCGATGATCTTGCATACTCCGTTGCCCGCGTACAGGGCGCAGTTGGCGCACTTGACGCCAATGTGCGCCACGACGTTGTCCTTGGCCGACTCGTAGCCGGCCCAGATGCCTGTTTCGTCCTCGTTGAACTTCCCGTACTTCTTCGCGATGGCGATCAGCGAATCGGCGAGCTCCTGCTCCTCGGCGACGAGCTTCGGCTTAACCTGTGCCGGCTTGTCGGGCTCGTCCTGGATGACCATCACGATCTCGCCCGAGACAAGTTTGCCAAGAATGTCGTTGATGTCCAAAGGTACTCCCAAAAGATTGTAGTTAAATTATTGCACATCTACCGTCTATTAAAACCAACCCACGCGCGCGGGCCCATCAAAGGCGACGCCCCCGCCCCTGCCGAATATTCCTCGGCTGGGACGGGGGCGACGCTGACTTCGTGTCAGCCTACGATCAGGCTGGTGCGCTGTTGAAGGTAACCTTCACGAAGGCTTCCGGCCTCTTGACCGCCAGCGCCAGGCGCTGCTCGGCCAGGATGACGATCGCGTTGCGGACGAAGAAGTCCGAGTGCTGTTCGCTGACTCGGATGCTTGCCTGCTCGCGGTCGTACAGCTGGGCGCCGGTTCCGAACGCACCGACGAGAGCGGTGCCCTCGGCGATTGCCGGTGACTCGACGACCGGGGTCCTCCACAGCCTCGGCTGACCGCCGAGAGCCACGGAAACCGCGACTAGGTACTGACCGTTGTCATCTTTCGAGAGTTCGATCTTCTCCCAGTCGCTCGGGTGCATGACCACGCCGGTCGGCTCGTAGTAGGCAAGGAACGACAGGGTCAGGGCGCGACGAATCGCGTCTCCCCTGTTGTCCCCGGACTGACCAGACGACCAGTTGTAGGACTGGATTCCCGCCGTCTGAAGGACGCCCCTCAGGTTCTCGCCCGACCCGTCGCCGTTGAGGATCTGCGTGTCCTCGAGGAGGCGCAGGCCGTACATGAGCTCGTTGTCGATGATGCTGCGGAGCTGCGGTTCGTCGGCCAGCACGTTGCGGTGCGCGGCTTCCCAGTGGGCAAGCGTGCGGACCGAAGCGGCTTCGGCTTTGAACTGG